CACAGGGTCCACAATATCAACAGCAGGAACGTTCACTCCATCATATGTATATTCAAGCCAGATAACAATGGAATCACCATCATCAACATAAGGCGTTTCTCGCAATGTCCAAAGGTTCGATTCTGCCTGTTCTATCAATGGATGAGCATTGACCTTTATGATATTTCTTTGAAATTCCCACGGTTGCGGGAGCGAAACGGTTTTCAATATTTCATCTTCTGTGATGGTCATAACGGATGTATCTGTTCTATGGCGCGAATAATACGTTGCCGTTCCATCCGCTGCAACGAAAAAGTATCCCATTCCGCTATTGGCTATATCCTCTATTTCCGATTTCGCCTTTTTTCCAGTTGTCCACCAATACCCGATAGGATCAGGCGCTGTGTCTATTGACCTCCCCCAAATAGAAGGGTATGAAATATCATCAAGTATCAGTTCTATGGCATCATCCGCGTAAATTCCTTCATGAAGCTGCACGCTGGGTGTCCTGTCCTGCAGCCAACGCATCCCGCAATCAATGACAAGATCAACCTCATCCTTTCTTCCATAGGGCTTGATGTCCGTGAGTATGCCTGTTATCAGATGATAGTCTGTTCCATCAATGCCATTTCTCAGCCACAACCGCGCTTTTTTTCCAGTAGCCAGATACCCGTATAGTTCAGATAGTGTATTCCACGGATCATATTTCCCATCATAGTTGTCAAGTGTGCAAATGGCGTATCCTATTGGGTTTGTTTCAAATCCATTTCCATCTGCCGACAAGTAGAAATCCCGTCCACGCTCAGTCTGAAAACGCGTCATGCGTACAGCTTCGTTGCTTCCGTCAAATACATCGTCATTATCCCAGTCAATCTCAAGCGCCAATAATAAATTCGTGTTGACCGAAGCACCGTATTTTTCTTCAGAATACTTGAAAGTTCCGTAGCGTGCCATTTATGCCCCCGAGAGAACCTGTCTTACCGTTGTTCTGATGATCGGGGCAAATTCTCGTTCAACAAATGCGCGATCAGCAAGATTTACAGGAGTGTTTATCTGGATGGTAAGATTCATTAACCCTTCTCCAAATTGCCCGCGCGGAGAAACCGTAACCTTTTCTCCTGGCTCAAGTGGTACTGTATATGGGCGATCCCCTCTCCCAGTACCAGGAACGATAAAAGAGCCACCGGACGCGAAACCAGGAACATCCGCTTGACCGCCCATTTGTCTGCCACCAGATGCTGTTAAAGAACCAAGCCAGTTTACAGCTTCCATATATTCCGCATAGGCTTCTTTGGTTTTAATACCCAAAAGCGCTTCTGGATATGGAACATTAATATTTGGTATTTTTATTTCAGCTATTTTTATTAGAGAGATTGTGTTTATTGCCGAAATGATATTGTTAATAAACCCAAGAATTCTGTTTGTGTCGTTTTGGATCCTTATACTCATAATATCGAGATTATATTGAAGACCCTCAAAAACAGACACAACGATTAACTTAATTTCGGCAGCAAAAACCTTTAGGTTCGCAATACCAATTTTTGCATTCAATATTGTCCCTTCAATGGATTCAACTACATCATCCCAGGTAAACCCCCAGCGCTCTTTGAATCTGTCCATGTCTTCGTTAACGTTATCCAGATCGATCCCAAATCCAGCTAGTATTTCGTGCGCATTTTCTCCAAATGCCGCTTTTAACGCACCTTCAAAATCGCCACCCGAAAGAGCATTTATGATCCCTATAATTCCAGTATCCTCTTCGCCGATGATCTTTTCTAGCCAACCATAGAATTTATCCAGCGATTCTTGAACTTCTGGACTATTGAACCACTCACTTATTTTGGTCGTTAATGTATTGAACATGGGAAGCAATCGCAACCCTATCTCATCCTTCAGGTTCGCAAATTCCGTTTTTACCTGCGCCCACGATTGCGCGAATGTACCCGCTATTTCCGGCATATCCGCCGTGTTCTGCGCAAGCAGTTCCATAACTTGATTGGTAAGAGCTGCCTGTTGTTCTGTTTTTGTGAGATTGGCAACAACCAAGCCATTGGCTTCTGCATAATCCTCGTAGGCTTTTGTTAAGTCTACCTGGATCCCGAGATTGTCAAGGATCATCGGAGAAAGACGACCAATACCGCGGACAAGGCTGTCAGACAAAAAGCTGAGATCTTCTCCGGTGGCAGCGGATACCTTTGCAAGGTAACGCATGGAATCAGGAAGTGTTTGCGCAAAATCCTTTGACACAAGCTGTGACGCAAGGTTGAAGGATTTCATCAAATCTGACTGTTTTATCATGCCATAACTGGCGTCTTCCATAGCCTCCAGCATGGCAGATGATCCGCCCTCAATTGATTCAGTCAGTCCTTCAAACGCGGATTTTATGCCTGCAACCGGAGCAGCACTTTCAGCCAGCTTGAATGTGGCAGTGGCAATGCCGGCTACTGCACCAGCAACCGCCCCAAGCGCAAGACCAGCAGCACTGCCAAGATTTCCAAGCCCCTTACCAACCTTTTGTAGATTTCCGGTAGCCTTATCAACTGCTTCTATAATGATCTTGATTTCGCTCTGTTTTCCCATGCTCTGGCTCTCTCATTTGACCATGCTTGCCAGCGTATGAGCCAGACAAGCCGGTCATTATCCCCCGTTATTTCATAAGGAGGCGTTTTCCATTGCTCTGACGCCTCCAATATCTTCACCCAGTGTGGTGCGGTTTTTAACCCTCCAAAGTAGGCTTTATAGATTCCGTTTCTACTTTTGGGTTTACGCCAGCAGCCTCCTGCACTGCTTCGATGAATTGCTGGCTAACCTTTGTGATTTCTCCCAGCTTCATTGACCCAAGTATTTTTTCAGCCTCTTTTTTGGGAAGGTACACACCGTTTTCATCAGTCATAAAATTGGCGACAACATTTCTAACGCCCTTCACACGACCTTCTTCGAGAGCGATGTATTCGTCTACCGTAACAAGTTCCTGCATGCGCTGACTGTCAATTTTTATCCTGATCTCTGTCATTATGGCACCGCCGACAGGTCTGTTACAACCGTGATCTGCCCTAATTTCGCAAGCGTGGAGTTATATTTCCCTTCCAGTTTGAAGTTCATTATGCTGGAACCATCATCGTCCTCAATAGACGGAACTTCGGAATACAAACCAGCAATATCAATGATTGCGGTCTTATTGCTGTAGGTTGTTCCACCAGTTCCAAATGCAGACCCTTCAATCAGTAGACGAATAGCACGGGTTGTGTTTGCTCGCGCTGCTGTGATCTCTGCCTCTGCTGTCGCATTATGCTCCAACATAAGGTCAAGCGTCACAACGGGCTTTACCTGCTTCAGATACGAGAAATACAGGTTCCCATCTGCTGTCTTGCGCCCCTTGAATCCGGTTTCAATGTTCAGCGTAAAACCTAAAAGAGTGTTGGTAATGAGGTCGTTCCCGAATCCATCCCCAACGGCGCTGATGTAAAACTTTGTCTTTTGGAAAAGCATTTCTTCAACAGAAGGAACGGATAATGCTGCTGTGAAAGTGGTATTGGTTGCCTGACGACCTACAAGGTCCGCAGAGAACATGATCGGCTCTCCATATTTACCAGAGATAGTTAACTTTGTCGCATGGCAGTACTCAACCTCCATTGCCTGCTGATCGTCTCCGCCCTCTACAGTGTATGTTTTTGGCGTAAGCTGTGCCGTGGTAGGAAATGGATATTCATAGATATATCCATCACCAGCCCCATCTTGCGCCGGCGTATCTGTTTTTATACCCATTTCCAAGAAATGTAGTATCTGCTCAAAAGTAGCTACGTTATCAGGAATGGATAAGCTGGCTGCCTTTTCTGGAACGCAGGCACGGTCCGTATCCACCAAAAGACCAACATTCTCTGGAACCATGTAAATATTCTGGTCGTCCTTTAAGAACGCATTTTCCACGCGCAGGATCGTTGTCGCGGCAACCGCTGTTCCGGCTGGATTTTCACGCCCTAGCTGGATTTTACTTAATGAAATCACTCCACTCATTTGTCACCCCCGTCTTTTGTCTCTTTTTCAGGCTTTTCGTAAAGCCCGCTATTAATGAGTGCTTTTTCGCCCCCATATTCTTTTACTTCTTCATCCGTTAAATCCCTGGCGGGAATTTTCACGATGAATCCGCCCCCTTTGTATATTAGCATATCTCCCCCTTAATCATCATACACTGTCATTACGAGAGACATAGCCTCTCGCCTATATTCACTCCCTGCTATCAAAACAGAATCAACTTCCGATCGTCCGTCTATCTCCAAAAAAGCCCAGTTCGCAGTAGAGCGATTATCTGATACGATCTCGGCAATTGTCTTTTCCAATAAATCAATCCTATCCTCGCAATCGTCTTCACCCCAATCCGTCCCATTTTCCGCATATAGTACGAACGAATAGACCGTGAAATAAAATGTGTTCTTTTGCCTTGATGTAACAGCGCGTTGCTCCCTTTCGCTGCCAGAACTTGCCACAACAACAACCGGAGACAATCCGCCGAAATCCCCAACGAGATAACCATAAACAGCCTGCGCAGGCTTTCCGCTTCCAACCATTCCAGCAGTCAACAAGGTTACCAGGGCATCTCTTTTTGTTTCTCGGTTTGTTATCGTCATAATTTTTTATCAATCCTAGCGAATACGATCCCTTCGCTTTTATCCCCAAATTCAGATACTGTGCGATCATAAAACGCATGTTCCCCACCGCGCTTGTTTTCATAATATCCGTATACAGCCGGTCGCTGATGAGTGCGTGGGTTTACTGCGGTTGGGGATGGGAATATCGTACCGCGCAATCCCTTGACTTCCATTCTGTGGCTTGTTCTCAGCGTGCCAGTCAGCACATGCGTTATTGAAATTGCATATCTTTCTGCCTTAGCGGTGACATCCTTGATTGCTTTACCCAATTCTCCACCGGGCTTCATCATAGCTATCTGGCGTTGATTATCAGCCTGTGCTTCCTGTAACCCCTCTATGCTGTACTTATTATTATAACTCATGTGTGCTGTAAATCCTCCACAATCACATGCACGTATCCGCTGGAATCCGCAATAAATGTTTCCAGCAATCGCACAGGGGATTCAAGAGCCAGCCTTATCGTCACATCTTCTGTTACGGGATCCAACGGCGTAATGGATAAGCCCGTCAGATTCTCCACAGCCGCTCCGCGTTTTCCATCGCTAATGGCAGGATTGCGCTTTGTAGATGCCGTTACTGTTGCCATGCGCGAAAATCCATACGTGTTGAAATTGGATTTTACCCATTTTTCAACCGCCTTAACTGGATATTCTTCGCTGGAAACGACAAGAATATCTCCCTCTTTTATGTCAACCATGACATCAACTCCTTATAGTCTTTCCAGCTTGCCAGATCGAAATAATAGTCCATCGCATGCGCGGTATAACCAAATTGCTGAATAGCCATATTAAAGGCTTGTGTATGCGTTTCTATTTCTGCCATATATTTATTCCAAAATCTGACCACTTTATGAGACCATGAAAGCAACCCCCAAGCCCGATATACGCCATGCTCCATTTTCTCTTTATCATGGATTGATCCATCCAAAAGCACCCCGAACCGTTCCGGCTTTTGTGTTTCAAAATAACCGATATTGAAATCGCCACCTCGCAGATCAAGAAGCATGTTTTTCGGATAATAGGTATCTGGCATGGCAAAATAATAATGATCCGCATTGATATAGAATGTGCTTGCTATGCCAGCCCATAGACCATTTGTATTAATACAGTAATCTACCTTGTCGCCAAGCCATGCCATCTGCCAAGAGATCTTTTTTTCCGATGTTACAAGAATAATCTTATCAACCACCTTTGACATCGCCTCAATGGTTCTATCCAATAAGGTTATCCCGTTATCGGTTGGCAGAAGTTCCTTAGGATACCCATTCCACCTTGTAGAATTTCCCCCTGCCGGAACGATACCAACTTTCACAATTCAAAGTCCTCCGGTCGCGGGTAATGCATTTTGCGCATAACAACCTTCCCGCCTTTGGTATTTCCGCCAGCCATCTCGCCTATTGCCTTACCAATTTGCGATAGATTCTCTCTGCGCTGTCCTACCTGCACATCAACCTCGATCGCATAATCACGCTGTAATTGCTCCAGCATTTCCTTCTCAACCCAATCCAGCGCAGCTTGTAATGATTCTGTGGTTACATAGCGCACGTCAGGAAGCCCGGTTTCTGGATTAACAGCACCAATAGAACGCAATCCTGCGTCAATGGCATAGGTGTAATCTCCCTCTGTTTTCGTTCCACTGGCTGTAGCGCTGAGAGATCGATCGGTTGCCAGCCTGGCTAATTTTGCGCTTACTCTGGTTGCCATGCCGGCGCGCGACATAGGGACATGCCATAGCCACACATCATCAATGCGCACATCTCCTGCAGCAGAATTGTTTATGACCTTGAATGTATAGGTTGTTCCGCTTGCCAAACCCAGCTCTATGGTGTTCTCAGTCCATGTATCAGCAGTACCGCTTAAATTCTGTGTGGTAACCGTGTTCCCATTGCCATCCTGGATGATTACCTGACATTGAGTGGATGATAGGCTCGAACCAACGGCTTTTACGGAAATGTGAATGTTGTATTGACGCGTTCTTTCTACGGTGAATGTCTGTGAAATGTAATCACCGCCGGTAGAGAGAACAGCAATACCATAATGATCATCGCCATCGCCAGCGGAGTATTCAGCCCCGCTGGCAGTCCATTGATCGAGATTGTGCGTGAATCGCCCATTGAAAAGGTGACTTAATTCAACCATCACTCACTCTTTTCTGCCGGCTACTTTGCAGGCTTTTTTTCTTCACTTTTTATAGGCTCTTTGGCAGGCTTTACATCTGGCACATCTGGCAACTCCTGATCATCAGGGTCAACAGAATGCGGTTTGCAAATGGGTTTACCTGATTCCTGCATGAAGTGTTTCTTCATCCGTTTTGCTTCCGCTTCCAATTCCTGATATTTCTTGATTTCTTCAGCGGTTGCCAGACGAAATCCAATCTGCTTTAACCTCATTCGCGCATGTTCTTTCGTCACCGTGTGAATTGCTCCGGCGGGGTTCACAAGATAATAAACCTTTTCATTTTCCATTGTTTTTAACCTTTCTTATAAAATATTCTTTTGATTTTTTCATCTGTTCCACATATCCATCCCATTTTTCTCGCCTATGTGGCTCGAGATGGATGAACGGAAGATCAACTGCCGATAGCGCAAATCCTTTTTGCTCTGCGCGCCAGCAGAAATCAATATCGTCAACACCAGCCAATTTGTACCATTCGTCAAATCCACCAATTTTATCGAAAACATCCCGCTGCATGGCAAGTAGCCAAGCATATAAATAATTGATCTGAACACCTGCTCCCCACGATGGGTTTTTATGACGCATTTGCGGACCAACAACAGAATTTTTATCAATAGATTCGATCAGATCTACAAATTCTCCCTGGCAAAGCACATCATCGTTCAAAAGCATAAGCCAATCACCACAGGAAGCCTCAACGCCGGTGTTCAGCATTTTCGCCCAGCATACCGGATCATTGAAGCGTATCGGCTTATAATCGCTTCCCAGTGGATAAGGATTCCGCGAACCATTATCAATAATAATGATCTCGATGTCGTTATGCTTTGGCTCTCTGCGCCTGATGGAGCGCAAAAAAGGTGTCGTGTAATCTCCCCTATCGGTAAATGTGGTGATCACCATGCTTATCATTTTTCCCCGCTCCAAATTCTGGCATGCAAACCAAGATATTTTAACTCTTTGCTGGCTGTTTCTTCAATGAATTTCTGAACGCCTTCCCATCTGTTAGAATAATCGTGAAAAGCGATTACGCCGCCATTTTTTACAAATGGATACCAGTTCTCATAATCTAATTTTACACCTTCATAACTGTGGTCTCCATCAATGAACAACAAGTCTATCTTTTGCGACCATCCTTTGGCTACCTCAGCAGATAATCCACGAATGGTTGTAATCTTGTCGATCAGCCCAAGAGCAGATAGTCGCTCAATGGCAATCTCCAGATGTTTTTCCCCGGCTACTGCATACCGGTTCGATTCTGATACTGCTTCCAGATTATTCCTGTCCCACATATCAACCATATAGACGGTGGCATGTTGTGGTGCACCAGAAGCAAGGTAAGCGGCTGATTGCCCCCTGTAAGAGCCTATTTCAACGATTACACCGTTTTGTGGAACCTGTGAGGCGAGATAAGCCAACCGTTGCCCCTCAAGTTCGTTTACGCCCTTTCCATCAGCATACTCTTTTACAATACGATTGTGGAGTATCGTTTTCAGTATCATAAATATTTCTCCACCCTATCAACAAAATAATTTGGATCAAACGGTTTTCCAATAAAGCGTTTTTTCCACCTATCAACATTTTTACACGGTTGTATAGCGGCTATAATATTCTCCATTGTCTTTTGCGGGTTTTCCAACGTTTCTTCAATATTGTAAGGATATTTTAAGTAGTCCTTATACTTCTCCCATTGCTCGCCCCAACCGGTCCACAGATGATTTCCGGCATGAGGGCGTACCCATTCGCCCATCATAACAAGCGGTTTTCCAAGCGCAACGGCCATATAGGCATACGTATAGGACCCAATAATGACATCCGCATTTTCCATATCATGAGTACTTCCATCCGGCAATCCCTGTATCCATTTCACCTTGCCAGACCGGAATAACTTGTTTTCTTCCAGCCTGCCAAGATAGCGCACCGTGATCTCAATATCCGGTATTTTCAAAAGTGTTTTAAACACTCTGAAATTAAGGTCTGCGTCAATCTGCGGCAAATAACCACTTCCAAGTGGATGGATCGGAGCAAATAAAACCCGTATCTTTCTATGTTCTGGCAACCTTCCTGAAAATGGCTTTATGGGCGTGTATGTCCATCCGGTTATTTCCACTGGCGTTTTATAGCCTATTTTCTTGAGTACTTGCTTGTGTCCTCGCGCTATGGTAAAACTGGCTTTTGTGAACTCCCACGGTCTCCAAATATCGTACATGATGTTTGGTCTGGATGAATGCGGGTATAGAAAAAGAGGGATATTGCGCTCATACGCAATGTATACCTGCTGCCTGCGCCCTGCTCCAGTGGCATTGACATCGTGGTCTAAAAAAACAAAATCTGCTTTATTAATATTCTCTGTGAGTTTGTAGCCTCGTTTTTGCAGGGCAATTCTATAGCGCCTCCCCTTGTGCATGTGCTCGTGCATCCAAAAACGAGGCATACGTTTTTCCTTTAGCTGATTGAAGCCGAGAATGTGATCGCACCAGAAACATATAACTGACCGTCCGGCATAACCAAAACCAGATAGACCGTTTTTGCTCCTGCGGCGTGAGTAATGTTGATGTCGATGTCGCCATCATTCTCGCTGGTCAGCATAGCCGCTTTGTTGGCTACGACAGGAATAAGCAACCCGTCTGTTCCAATGGCCCACCCGCCATCCGGCGCAGTAGAAACAATACTGTTTCCATATGCATCATCGGATAGATAGGCAAACACGTTTACGCGTTCTGCGAGTTCATTCCCATTGTCGCGGTCAATTAATTGTGCGGCTACATTGATGATCGATCCAGCGCCCTCTGCCCCAATTGTGAATACAGCGCCTAAGTTCAGCTCAGGAAAACTATCAAATGTTGATCCTAAAGGCATGTCATTTCTCCTTCAGGGGGCTTTGTGCCCCCTGTATTAGCTGATCTTAGATTTCGCTGGTGCGAACAACCACGCCGTGGTTATCGCGAAGCTCAGCGACACCATACAGCACGTCAACCGTGAACTGCGCACCCAGGTAATCTGGATTGTAGCTCATGGTAACGCGCAAGCCGATGCCGTCCTCATCCATAATAGACTGCTGCACACCCATTCCAGCAGGCGCAAGAGGCAACGGGCGAGAAGCCAGCACCATAGCATTGCGCTGGAAGAACAGGTTTTTGCACTCGGTTGAAGCGACAGCAATCTTCTGGTCAAGGAAAATGTCAAACCCGCCGAAGCGGTTGACAAAAGCGTTCGCAGCCATATTTCCCAGTGATTCGGCATAATCGCGGTTCACCAGCCTCTCGATTCCCAGCGCTTCGTATTCTGCATCCTCATGGAGGACTGCGTAGCGTTGTCCGAGAGGTGCTTTTGCAGCGTTCAGCAACCGGCGCGCATTGCGGAAATCGTCTTCACCCAATGCCGATGTGGCATCAATGCTTTGTGAAAAGCCTGAGTAAAGAGCAGTTAGATCGCTGTCGATCTGTTCCGCCATCACCTGCATTGCCTGTGCGGCATAGATGGAAAACCAATCAGGACGCGCCAATGCCTTCGCGATGTCTTCAAGCATGAAGGAGATTTCCTTGTGCTTGTTCAAAGTAACCTGGTATACAGCATCGTCAGCCTGATTAAGCGTTACGGCGGTTGCGGCTGTTTTATCATATACAGTCAGTGTCCCACCATAAGGGATACTGATAGTCTGCCCGTATTGGGCTACTTCATTATCCCAGTCGCGCGCTACCAAACGCGCCATTACAGTGTTTGCCTTGAGGTATCCTAGCGCCTCTGCAGCAACAATGGTTGGGATGGTATCCCCAACCTGTGTCGTGGTAATGCTTGAAATAGTCATTTCATTCCCCCTAAAACTATTTTGTTTTTAGCACACCTTCGTTTTTAACGTGCCACGCCACGATTGCGCTTTACGGTTTTGCCTGTTTGTACAGTTCACCCTTATTCTTTCTGATCTCTTCTGGACTCATATTATTAATGTCCAGCACGTTTGGCTGCCCGCCCTTTTTACGTGGCGGCACACCAAGACTTTCATCAGGCTTCATGAATTCCAGCAGCTTATCAGCGTCTGCTGCGATTTCCTCCTCTGTTGCCCCCCTCAACCTATCAATTAGGTCAACAGGAATTCCTTTTTTGGAAGCGACCTTCAAACGCATGTTTTGTGCCTTTTCGTCTGCAAGTTCCTGCTCGCGTTTCTCCGCCAGCGTTTTCCAGTCCTCTTTTTCCTTAAGAGCCTTGTCGTCTTCTTCTTTTTTCTTGCGCTCTACCTCAGCCAGCCTGGCTTCCAAATCCTTGTTCTTGTCATTGACTTCCTTGAACCGCTCATACGGTATGGTTTGCAGTTCAGGCTCTTTCTTAGGCTCCGACTCCAGTTTTTGCGGTTCTCCACCAGCAGGCGGATCATCCGGCGCAAATAAAAAATCCTTGTTAAGTTTCACGATACCCCCTTCGTTTTTTACGCCCTACGCGGCGATTGGTTTACAAGTATATTGTTCACTGGTAAATATTATACCACATTATCTTTTTGATGTGGCACTGGATGGACGAATTATTGTGCGTTTTCCGGTTTCTTCACGCGCTCGTAATTCTGCCCTGGCAGCAATCACCATTTCGGATGTCGGAACTCCCCTGCTTTCCATGCGCTCTGTATACAATGCCTGTGCGGTGCGACAATACCAGTGAAATGGAGGATTATCAATCTTATCCGCAAAACGAGGTTCTCCAACGAGATGGAATGGCTTATCCAGTGGCTGTATTTGACCATGCACCCGCAGACAACAATCGGTAGTTTTTTCATCAACGGTTGCAATCGCCTGTTTTTTATATACCGTCTGTGTCATGGATTGCATCTGGTTGTATACAATCGTGCTTGCCAGCATGGAAGCTATCCACGATAGATTAGATGTTTGCCTTTCCATCGCAGCATTTGACAATCGCCACACAGAAGCTCGCCCATCAGCGATCGATACAGAAAACAGCCGGTCGATAGCCTGTTCTATGGGTGCTCCTGCCACTATAAGGCGCGTCATGTTTATATCCATGCTCTGCGCCATATCGTTGACCCACTGCGGGATCTCCTGTAATGTAGTTTGATAAACCTGCATACGCGCCGGTTGGGTTACGGCTATGATCTGACTGGTTTCTACAACATCTTCACCGACCTTTTTAAGTTCTTTCATTTGAAGGTCAAGATTTTTGATGACCGTATCATCAACGGATGTGGTAATATCACGCCCAATCTTCGCGGCGCTGCGACCAACAGTATCAATTTCATTCCTTAGCAATCTTGACGTAGTGTAGTTTATGCCATTGCGCGTCAGAATATCAAGCATCGATCTGCGCGCTTCGTTTTGGACCCGCCGAATATCGCGCTGATATATGTTCTCGAGTTGCACCATTTTCCTGATAAACCGCTGCGTATTGCGAATGTCAGGCATTTTCTAATAACGTCCCCTCTTGCAATGCTTCCTCAACTTCTCTGAAATCCCATGCGCTGTGAATGATAAGTGTAAAAATATCATCCAGCTTTTCAATCTTTGGCTTACACCGGCAACGCTGTGATAATATATGAGTACGCATGTCGTTTATTGGAGCAACGTGTATTTCCCCGTTCTCTAGCAGGAAATTACCCCATCCATCACTCATTCATTCCCTCTTGCTTCGCAACCTGCATGTTCTCAAGTTCCAATCTTGCCAGTTCCAATTCTATCTGCTCACGCGGGTCTGGCGGGATAATGGCGCGATCTGTTTCAAACCTCAATTCATCATCATCAAGAATAGCAATTTCTGGTAAGCCCATCGTGCTAGCAGCGCGTCCCGCCATTCGTAAGGCAATCGCCAATCCCTTATCGTAATTCGGTCGAATCCGTTTGATCTTCAGGATAAGCTCCATAAGTTGCAATTCAACAGTCGCGGTAGCCACCTGATCTTTTGACCGCAACTCATCGAACGCCAGTTCCGGCAATGATTCCCGCACATTCCCAGCAATTTCCTTAATGAAATTCAGAACGCCATCAATATCAATGCCTGGCACAAGTGGCTTTACGTCTGTTCCAGCAGGGAAGAACCACACTATGTCAGAAGAATGCGCGAGATCTGTCGGGTCAGCGCCCATAACAGCCCATTGTGCGTCAGCATTCTTTTTAACAATGTCAGCCAGATGTGACGCCATTTCGTTCACCTCATCCAGTAGGGGAATGGATTTCTGGAATGTGGCTTCTCCGAGAGGTTTGCCGGTTTCTATATGCCTTACTTCCACATAAGGCACGAATCCCAGTTCATTTTTATATTCCGGATCTCTGCCATCAAAACCGGTAAGCACCCCGTTTTTGTATGTGCGAATGTTCTCCGGCGTAATGACCTCTGCATATTCGTACTCTTTTCCTTCGCTGTCGTTTTTCTTTTCCACCCATAACGCCATACCAACGCTGTCGGCGTACATGCTATCGGACACCAGCATGAAAAGGCAAGGGTCTACGGGCTGGATAATGACGCGCCTTTCTTCTTCTCGAATATCAGCAATCCGCAAACCACTTACCCCGGATTGTGCTCCGTAATGTACATAAAGCACGCCGTCCGTGTCCCAGTTCGACCAATCGAAAACAGTATCAATGGCTTTTTTCCATTGTTCTGATTTTGGCTCATCCTCTGGTAGTTCCCACCCAGCGGGGACCATACCGGTATCTACATCAACCGCCCGGGAGAGCGGTAAATATAACGGTTTTATGCCCTTGTATAGCCGCGGGGCTAAGAATCCCAGGCTGGTACGTAATTTATCTGTGTAGATGCTGCCATCATAATAACTGGCTCTGCGCCGCAGTTCACCTGCACGCGACTCCCATGCTTTTTTGTATTGTTTGAACTCTTCCAGCTCGAATATGCTTTCACTCATTTGTCCCCCTGTTCATCCAGCATTTTTTCTATCTCATCTTCAGTGTGCGCTGGAATCCACGTATCGTTTTCTTTCTTTGGTGGCTTATACCAGTCAACCGCCTGATATTTCGCCTTGCTGCTTATCATATCACGCTCATAAGCGTAACGCAGTGCGTCTATCAAATGATTCATTTTATCCACTGGTTGCCTGATCGCGTTTCCGTCTTTATCCTCTTTCCACTTGTACTGTTCGATTTCATTGCGTGTGTTCACGCACTTTTTGTCTATGATTATGTTCTGTTGTTGCAACCACTGTATCCCAAATACAACGCTGTCCTTGCCCTTTTGTGCTGCCCTGGCATTTACTCCATGCTGCCTAAGTTCAGCAATTGATTTTGGTTCTGCACTATCACAATAGATAACATTCCGACCAACCATGCGCAGTAATTCGACGGCAAGAATGTCATTCGTTAATCCAGTCTCATATAGTTCGTTGAAAATGTAAATGGTCTTTCTT